TTCGTAAGAGTTATTTTATAAAATGTCACGAATAAATTTCATCACATACTGATTTGGGTGATACTTCCTGATCAGCAACAGCTACCATTATGCTGACTTTTATTTTTGAATGTTAGAGTGTCCCTGCTTGTTGTAGAGCACAGGTGTTTCTAGCTTACTAATAACCGCAATGGGCTGAATTTCCTGTGTTCCCCAACCACCCATCCCTTTGCTTCTTCTTTCCCCAACCACCCATCCCTTGATTAGCTTTGTTCCCCAACCACCCATCCCTTATTTATTACTGCTGCTGTTTTTTTACCCAATTTAACCCTAATTAATTTCCCCAATTTTGAATTTTGAATTTTAAATGTACATTATCTTACCATTAACTTATCATTTACTTACCATTCCTAATGTTACTTATCATTGTACTTACCATTAACTTATACCTATGGGCGCCTATATAATACTAAATAATGTAAACAACCTAAATAAACTTAACCTATTTACAGATCTCATTTCCTGTTGAGATTCACACCTTTATGCCGAATTCCTTTAGGAGATCTTGAGCAGCGCTAGAGAATCCTTTCGAGCCCCACTTTAGTGTTGAAACAATTGAAACTGCTGTCTTAATTGTCTCCTTCTTAGCAACTAGCCATTCAGATGGTTTCATTGCTCCATACTGCTGTCTCATGATCTTCTTGAGGAATTCGGGGTCCATGTCTCCTTGTTGAACTCTGTAGATCCCAAGAGCAAGAGGATAGAACTTGAATTCTTCCAAGAACATTTCTGTGCCTGGAAGGAATGCAAGGTGTATTTCTGCTCCAGCACTCCACCCAATGCCTTTTTCAAGAGCAAGTGGGTTTGGAATAGCTGCTTGCATGTCTAGGACACGCGCCGGGTCATTTCCATTGGCAATTGTAAGAAGGTATTTTGCAAGGAAACCTGAAATTCGATGCAAAGTAAGTTCTGTTGGTAGAACTTCAGCTTTGCCCAGTCTTGGGTTATGGTTGTTGACAACCTCAACTCTCCAATTTCGAAAACGCAGTAGAGCTTTTCTGGCGTCTGACGAACGGAGTTTAAGTTTAGCACCTTTGGCGTTTGCGTAGAAATTGGCAATTGTAGGGAAGTCAAGAAATTCTCCATGGTTATTGATAAAGAGTTTGTAGGCATCTCCAGGGATAAAGTTAGAGTTGTTTCCTTCCCTTCTGACGTCTTCAAATTCAAAGATAGCGACCGACATAATGGTGTATTTTTGTTTCTAACGGTGTATTCCA